ATATTTAACTTAAGAGAACAAGGCTACCCTATCATCTCTACAGAAGAGACTGGTAAAGATATGTTTAAAAGAACATGCAGGTGGACAAGATATAGAATGGCAGGTGACAAGCTTAACTAGAATTATTAATAAAGTAAGTAGAGATACAGGTATTGGTAAGGGTAAGGTAAAAGATATTCTTACTAAAACCTTTTCTCAGATACAAGTTAATCTTGAAGATGATAAGAATGTTATGTTAAGAGGCTTTGCAAAGTTTGTAAAAGCTAAACGAAAAACAAAACAAGAAGAAACTAATTGGAATAAATTTAAAACAAAACTAAAATGACTAGAAACATTTTGATTTTTTTATTGAAGTTAATTGCGTCTGATGTAGAGGTGGTTAAAAAGAAACCGAAAAGAGGTAGGCCTCTTGGAAGAAAAGATAGTAAGCCAAGAATAAGAAGAAAGAAAGTAGTAGCATAATATGAAACCTAATATTATTATTGTTGGTAGAAGTGGTACTGGTAAGTCTACTTCATTAAGGAATTTAGACCCTGCAACTACTGCAGTTTTAAATACCGAAAGAAAACAGTTACCTTTTAAAGGAGCTAATGAATTTCTAAATGTACCTATAGCAACTGTCAAAGAGTTTCACGCTAGTCTCGAGAAGGCTATGGAAAGTGAAAAGGTTCAGACAGTAGTTATAGAATCATTCACATCTCTTATAGAAATGATATATAGAGAATCTGATATTAAGTATAGAGGATTTGATGTATGGAGTGCCTATAATAAAGAGATAGATAATATACTAAACAAAAGCAAGAATACTGATAAGCATATCATATTCCTTGCTATAGATGGTGTATATGAGGATGAGAATGGCGTATCTGAAAGGTATGTAGCTGTTGATGGTAATCGTTGGAAGAAACGAGTAGAAAAAGAATTTGTGGTATGTTTGTACACAGACCCTAAGAAAGATGAAGAAGGTATGAAGTATAGATTCAGAACAAACAGTATTGGCACAGATAGTGCTAAGTCTCCTATGGGAATGTTTGATGATATGTATATTGATAATGACCTTCATCAAGTAATCGAAAAATGTAATGAATATTATAATTAAAATTAAATCGTATGTTTAACTTAAAATCAGTTGAAGTAAGTGAAGGCTCTAAGTATCTTGGAGCAGGCGTTCACAAAGTAAAAGTAATTTCTTGGGAAGACAAAGGAGACTTTGTAGAGTATGTTCTTAAGAATAAATCAGGAGAGAAGGGTATCCGATTCTACAAGATAAAGGATACTGACAAAGACATTGTAAAAGAAATCAAAGGCAAGCAGCTTAAAGGTTTCTTATTAGATTGTGGAGTGTCTAACTTTAGTTCAGACCAAGCAGCAATAGCATCAGCAGTAGACTCTGTAGTAAATGTTATATTGCGAGACAGAGAGTATTGGACTAATGACAGGGATACAGGTATGCCTGTAATTAAAATTGCTACAGAATATTTTAGCTCTCGTAAGCCTGAAGTATCTGTAGAGTTTAAGGATAGTTTTAACAAGCCTCTTTCAGAAGAAGACAAGGCTGCATATGAAGCTGCATTGACAGCTCATAATGGAGTGCAGACTGCTAAAACTGTTGAGGATAATTTACCATTCTAATGGCTAAGAATAAGAAAAAAGAAATGAAAGAGATAGAAATTGACGGGGTGAAATACTCCGTTCAATTACCTGTCGCAGAGTTTATACAAAAACTTCATGTAGAAAAAAACCAGCTCGGTGCATTAGTAGCAGATTGGGTTAAAATACAAGACGCTATGCAAAGTGTAGGTAAAAAACTAGGTGAGTATTTTGAAGAAATGGCTAAAGCTAATGAAACATCTGGCAACAGTACTAAATCAGACGCTTAAGTTTAATAATGAAACTATATTTAAGTCTGACCTGGTTGCAAGGGAGGGTAAGTTAGTAGTTATCAGTATTGATAATTACAAAACAAAGCGAAGTCTTGACTTAAATAAGTATTATTGGGGAGTAGTCGTAAGGCTACTTTCCGATTTTACTGGCTTTGATAAAGACGATATGCACGAAGTATTAAAGCGTAAGTTTTTATTTGCAAAGAAAAAGATTAATGATGAATGGGTAGAGTATACATTATCAACAACCAAACTCAGCAATACAGATATGGTAGAGTTTATAGAAAATGTAAAACGCTGGGCTGCTGAACACCTGGATGTTTATATACCTGACCCTAACGAAATATAATGAAACAAATATACATTAAAGGTAATGTGTCTTCGTCTAAGAATAGCAAACAATGGACAGGTAAATTCTTAGTACATAGCAAGACTGCAGCTAGATATATCAAGAACACTAAGCAAGATTATATATCTAATAAAGAAAACTTTCTAGAGATGATTAAAGATAAAGAGAAACCTTATAAGATTTCTTTTTATTTTATTAGAGACACCAGAAGAAAGTTTGATTATGTAAATGCAGCACAGCTACCATTAGATTTAATGCAAAAATATGGCTGGTTAGAAGATGATGACTGCCACAATGTAATACCTGTATTCGAAGGATATGAAGTAAATAAAGAGAATGCAGGCGTAATAATAAAAATTTTATGAGTAACACAGACAAAACATTAGAACAATATATAAATGATTATTGTCAAACTTTAGATGTTAAGTTTACAGAAATAACATCTAGCAAAAGAACCAGACACTTAGCAGACTGTAGAGCTATACTAGGTTACATTCTAATAACTAAATTTCATATATCATTAACTAATGCTGGCAAGATTCTTAACAGGCATCACAGCTCGGTTATACATTATAGAAAGTTAGTTCCTGAAACTGCTAAATATGATATAGTATTTAAAGAAATGTTAGATAAAGCTATATCACTACATAAGTCTTATCAGGATAGTGGTGTTCGGTTTCAAGGATTACAAGATAGGTTTTTGATTTCTAATAAAGAATTAAGAAATAAATTATTGAAGTTAAGAGAGGAGATGAATATAGATAGAGTAACTATAATTAAGTTACAAGAAAAGATAGAATCTCTAGAGCAAGAATTAAGATGCGTTAAATATAATTACGTATAGTTGTATATTAAATAAATTTAATTTAACTTGCCGTACATGGCAATAGATAGACAAGAAGTTGTATTCTATAAAGTGGAGGATGATGTTGATACTAAGGAGATTAGAATACCTAAGATAATAAATACAGATATTTCTTTTGAGTTAATGTTTGGTATTAAAACACCCAGGCAAAATTGGAATAACGAAAACAAAAGAAGAGAAAAAATAGAGTATTTAAACATATACGAAACTTATTATAGAGGTTAATATTATGGAACAAAAAATCACTTTAACAAGAGAAGAAGTATCACTTTTAATACATTCAGTTCAACGTATGTATATCAAGTTAGAACAATACAAGGATGATGAAAGTGAGTTGATGAGAAAACACAGACTACTAATAGGAACATTATTAGAGTTAGAAAAACAAATAATTAATAATAGTAATTCAGTAAAACAAACTGCTGTAGAATGGCTAAAATAAGTAAGAAACAAACTAGTAATCGTATAGAGTTAGCTGTAGATAAAGTTAAAAATCTTTTAATAGATAAGAATAAAAGCTATGGAGACTCTGCTTTAAACCCTGCCAACATATTTGCTAAAGGAACTGCTGTAGATAATCTTACAGCAAGGATAGATGATAAGTTAATGAGAATTAGAAACAAAGGTATAAACGACAAAACAGAAGATACTATAGATGACCTTATAGGTTATTTAGTTTTACTAAAGCTGGCATTACAAGACGAAGAAGAATCAAAATAATTAAGAAGAATAGTATGAAACAAAACAATATTTACTCTGAGCCTATAATAGACTTAGGAGTAACTGACGCTACCTATTATGGTGATGATAGGTATATGTCACAAAGCATGTTGTCGTATGTAGAAAAAAGTATGCGACACTATATAGAATATATATCTGGTAATATAGGTGTCTATGAAACTGAGGCTATGAAGTTTGGAACTGCATACCATCATTTTGTTTTAGAGCCTGAAACATTTGATGATACATACTTTATATTAGATTTACTTGAAAGACCAGAACCCACCAGAAGCATGAATCTGGCAGCTAATAAAAGATGGAAAGAAGATATAATGTTAGCTAACGTCAACAAACTATTAATCAACTCTAATGATTTTGATTCAATAAAATGTATGGCTAAAGAACTATCTACAAATAATAACATACAAGATTTGTTTGTTGGTTCAGTCTTTGAAAAAATTATGTTATGGAAAAATAGAGAGTCGGGTGTATTGTGTAAGGGTAAGATAGATATTATTAATGAAGACAAAGGATTTATTTGTGATTTGAAAACCTGTCAATCGGCTAATCCAAAAGTTTTTAAAGACACTATAGTTAATAGAAACTATCATAGACAAGCTGCCTTTTATTTAGATGCTGTTGGTATGAAAGACTATTATATAATAGCACAAGAAAAAGTTTATCCATTTGCATACTGCACGTATAAACTATCAGATGAGTTAATAGAACAAGGAAGAACAGAATATCAAATGCTACTCAATAAATTTAAATCTTTAAATGATGGCATTAACTTTAATCACTACAACAATGGCAAGGTATATGAAGTCTAATCACATATTTGTGTATGGTACATTAAGAAGAGGAGGGAACAATAACTCTCTATTAAGAAATGCAAAGTTTATTGCTTCAGGTAAAACTAAAAATCTTTATAGTTTATATACTGCAGGAATACCATACTTGAATCCAAATGAAAAAGTTTGTCAAGTTATTGGAGAAGTGTATGAAGTAGACGAAGATACCTTTATGGCTATTGATATGCTAGAGGGGCATCCTAGATGGTATTATAGATACCCTGCTGAAATAGTATTAGAAGATGGAACTGATACTATAGCATGGGTATATTTTAATAATCAAAAGACTAAGCACAGATTAGATGATGGCGACTATATTAAATACATAAACAGCTATGACAAGAGTAGAATATCTCAGAAGGTATAAAAGATACCTGGAAAAAATGTTAAAGAAGGTGAACTCTTTAATAACTAGAGAACATAGTAAAGCTTCTGCTATACAAAAGAGGATTGAAAGAAGATAGTTATTTAGCTATCAGAACTCCTCCAACAAAACCAGCTCCGATAAGAAACCATTTGGTCTCATACCATTTTTTCTCGTCGACTATTTTATAGTTTTGTATATTAACAGTATTAACATAAGGGTTAGATGAAGATACATCTATTGTATATTCTTTCCCTTTTGTTATACCTGTCCACCCTTTAATCTTTTTATCACCTACTACTATACTAAGTTTATTAGGTATAGATAGTTTGTTTATAGTAAAGTCTTTCTGGGTGTATGTAAAGTCAAAAGAATAGAATGTAGTATCTATAACTAATTGTGATACAAAATTACAGGCAGAGTCGATACTAGTGTTAGGAACATTAAATACAACAGTATCAATAACAGTGTTTGTTTGTATAATAGTAACTGCTTCGACATCTTTAAACTCTTTAATTTGTTTTTTAAGTTCATCATTTTTGTTAGTTAATGTTTCTATTTGTTCTGTAGTAATATTGAAAGCTTTATTAGCCTCGTCTAAATCTTGTAAAGCTAAATCATATTTATATTGATAAGACTTTTTTTGATGCGCGAGTATAAAGATGCTTATGCCTAGCAGAAAGAATATAGTATATTTAAGTTTATCTCCCATTCCAAGTATATTTAGAACCTAAATCCATAGGAACAAATAAAGCAATTCTACCACCATCTAATACTACACCACATCCTAATGTAGGTTTTTTAGGAAACCCTTTGCCATAAGCCATAGCATATGAGTCTACATCAATCCCACACCCTACATTCATTCCAAATATTAAATCATTACGAGAAGCCATATAAGATACTCCACCAAAACTATGGCTATGACCTACTACAGTAGACTGTCTATTAGCTACAGCTCTATTTCTATGGCCATTAGGGCCACTACTTCCAGTACCGTGCTCATATAAAACATTATCTATCTCCCAATGCATTTCCCACTTCCATCCTTTAGGAGCACTCCATATATCTTCATATGATTTCATAAAGCGTTTAGGTATACCATAAGTCATAGCTTTTCTAAAAGGTAGTGCTGAGTGATTACCTACGCATACCTTTACTTCTGGAAATGTTTTATACCACTCCTCCATCTTAGCTTGTGCAAGCTCTGCTTCTCTTGACGCTCCAAACCCATCTGGGTCGTGTTCGTGATAAGAGAGCGCGTGATTGTCCACCTCATCTCCTATATGAACTATAGTGCTGCATCCAAATCTATTGAATGTTTCATAACAAAAGTTTAAATAATCAGGATGACAAAATGGTTCGTGTGTATCTCCTATGATACCAACATTGTTTCCGTTTCTAAAGTTTTGTATTAATTCGTATTCTTGTTCAGTTAATCTTGGTCTATACTTCGACATAATCAAATTCTTTTGGGCCGTAACCATGTTGTGATATAAGTCGTATTGACTTAATGGTTAGGCTGTCTAATAATTTCTTGCCACCCCTTATATATTTTTTGCATCTTGATAAAACTTCTGGGTTGGCCATCAGTTCAGTTTCATTATTTCCTTTGCAAATTATTCTTTTTACAGTATATACTTTACCATTTTTAGATGCAACTTTTATATCTGCTAACCATATAGGAACTTTTGTTTTAGTCATCTATTATTTGTAAATTTAAATCTATAGCGCCTGAAACACTTTTTACTACTAAAGGATTGCCACCTAAAATTCTATCCTCAATAACTAAAGAAGTTCCTTTTGGAATTACTACATCTCTAATATAATAAAACTCTATAGCTCTATCTGAATTTACATTATATAAGCTTACTGTGCTAGTAGCTGATGCATTTGTATTAGCAATAACTACTTTAAAACTATAGCTTCGTTTAGGGGATACTACATAGTCTGAAGGAGATATTATATCTTGCTCTCCAGTAGAGGCTATACTAAATTGTTTATATTCTATATTCATTATGCTATTCTAATTTTTATGTATGTTAAAAATATATCTATACTTGTAAAGCAGTTCGTTGTTGCAGCAGCAGTAAAACTAACTTCTATTGCTTTATTAACATCTTCAGTTAAACTGTTAGCATGCTTTACTCCTACAGCAGATGTTGTATCAAGACCATATACAGCATCTGTAGATACATTAAAATGGAAACGTCTAAAGTGTAGTAAGGAGTCAACTCCAAAAGCAATAGGTTCTAGTCCTTCATAATGAAAATCTAAAGTAACATTGTTAGTATTATTACTAGCTCTATCAACTCTAATCATACCACCAACAGGTATAATTACTGTATTTGCTCCACCAGAAGGTGCTACCTGTATAGGCGTATTGTGCAAGTCATTCATCTCCGCTGTAGTTAAAGTTCTTCTAGACATATATGTAGCTGTGGTATCTGCTAAAGAACCAGAGCTTGTCAACAAGTCGTTTCTTGTAGTAACTACTACCTCATTTTCTATTGCCACAATACCAGAAGAAATTCTAGTAAGGGTAGTATCTGAAGCATGACCTAGTTCTATATCTCCACTTACCGATAGATTACCTGTTACCGAACCAGAGCTTACAGTTTCTTTAACTATTTTATTGTTAGCATCTAGTCCAAGAAACTTATCATCAACAACAGTTCCGTCTGCTATATCTTCTAAGTAAACATCAGAGCGAAATCTTGCTATTAAATCTACTATATGTTGACCAATCCATTTAAGCATAATCTATATAAGTTATAGTAACTTCTTCACCTTTCTGTAAAGCTCTAGCAATAGGAGGATAAATCCTTTTATAAGAGGCCGTAGAACGACCAATGAATCCGTCTTCTTCGACCATGTTATTATGTTGGGTATCCCCCACCAAGAGACAACCAGCGGTATGCTCGTCTGTGTTTCCGCAATGTATAAGCACATACTTAAAATTAGGAACGTCAACAATGTGTAGCATTCCTTTGTGTATATCGTAAAACCTTTTAGAGTACTTAGCGTGAAAGCCACCCTCAGTCCTAAAGCGTATCTTATAAGTGCCACAAGGTATACGAGTTTCACTATAAACCTTTGTGTCTCTATACTCATCTTCGAGAGTGTAACATAAAAAATGTTTCTCCCCATCAATCACTTGGTATAAAGCTCCGCTAGTAGAATCTCTACCAGAGCTAAACCTTAAAACTTCTAATTGCATTATTCAGTTACTGCAAATATTGTACAAGATACATCAGTAGAACCACCTCTTTTAATCATAACACCTTCAACACCACCACTTGCTGTAGCAATTTTAGATGAGCCTAAGGTTACACTAGCACTAGCTGTTTCAAACTCTATACCATTGGTAGCATCTGTAAAGAAGTAATGACTAGTACCTGGAAATAAAACATGAGTAACTGCAAAGTTACCTGTTGCATCCATGTACTGTACTATAACCTCTTCTGTTGAGCTATTATTTGTTATTCT